ACTGATCACGAATCGCTCCGACAAAGAGCTTGGCAGAACGTTGAAAACGATATCGCGTTTCTGCGTTTGAAAGATCCGATGTCGCCTGAAGAGGAGGGCGATACTCGTCGATCGCTCTATCTGTTTCATATCAAGCGTTTGAGGGAACAAGCAGCTAAGGAGGAGCTGTGAGTTGGTGGGGATGGATTATAGGATGGATAATAATCGCAATGCTTCTCGCACTTCTTTTGCACGGTGTTAGGGGGCGTTAATGACTACTAAGAAGAAAGATGAGGAAGATCTCCAGGGGACCTTCAAGGTGGGTCCATTTGTGGTTGGAAATCCTGCTGGTGATAAACCATGTTGCGAGCATCATAACGATCCATCCTCGTGCAGTCAGTGCAAAAAGAAGGGATGATGTGACTCTTTCGGAGTTTCTCTACGATGCCCTTGTGATCTTCTGCATCGCATACACCGTGTTCAATCTCGGCGGAACGTTCATATTCTGGTGTGTTCGGAAACTTAAGGGTCATTAAAACTATGTACGCTGACAAAGACAGTCTCGAACTGATCAAGCGTCTCGGAACATCGATAGCGGAACTCGAGGCGCATTACAACCAGATCATGGAGTTGATGAAACCTCCTCCGAATGCCAAGAAAAACGACGACTTCGCTTTCAGAGCCTTCAAAGCGATGGCGGAAGACGTCAGGCGAAACACGAGCGCATCGTGGTGTGTGGATGGAGGTGAGAAAACGCCGATGTTCGAAGAGACACATGTCGTGAGCGAGAAGGTCTTTCCAGTGGTGATGAAAACCGCTGAAGGTGAGACCTTGATAGGAGATGCTCTGGTTAAGACAGACAGCGATGGTTTCCATATCGTCCACGCCGTTATCGACTCGAACACGGAAGTCGATCGTATGTTGAGCGAAGGGAAACTCAACCAGTTTTCTCTCGGACACAAGGAAGAAGGCTGACGATGACGGTTGAGCTTCAGGAAGACGAAACGTTCGAAGATGGGAATTACAGCGTTTCTTTGGTGACTTGGGCTAACGACGACGCGATCAAGATAGGTAACGCCAGGGTCATCATCAAGGACGGACTCGTCACGGCATTGATCGCCGTGGATGATAAGGTAGCTGAAGCATACGGAATCAAGCTCACTCTGATCAAGCAGAATGATCGCATAACCGGCCAGAGCTACCATCTGGTTGCTTCATCATTCGAACAGGAGGCGAAGTGACAAAAGAAGACCCAATCGTCGTTCTGATCGCACGGAAGAACATGGAAATCAGTGGTCGATACGACAAACAGGATTCTGAACGAAATCACTTCACTCCAAAACAACTCCGACGAATGGAGAAGCAGCGGAATAAGTGGCGTAAGCGTTTGAGAGGTGTTTGATAATGGAGAACTCCACAAATCCACCGGACAATTACTGCTCATGCGGAAAGCTCTGGTGGACATGTCCAACCCATAAGCCAAAGCCGCCGAAGAACGCATGACTTTCCATCAAGTTCCTGTCGTTGTCCAGAACGCCGGAGTTCGTACCGTCATCGGTAGAGCTTTGGTGAACGTATCTGGACCAGATCACGACCGTCAACTCGACGTCGTCCTCAGCTTCAATGGTAGCCTCGCCAAAGAACTGCTGGGAATAACGGTTGAGCTCGTCGAGTATTCGGACTTTCGTGGCGATCAAGCCGAAGTTCGCATCGTCAACGATTTCATGAGGGAGAGTGATGAAACCGACACTCAAGATCGAGCAATTTCCGGACGGTGAACACGAAGTTCCTCTGGTTCGTTCTTCAACCGGCGAAACCATCGGAAGCGCTGTCGTCATCTTCAAAGACGGCCTTTGGAATGCTTCACTCACTCTGACTGTTGAGGGTGCGGAAGATCTCGGCGTAGATTTGAAAATCGTCCACACAGTATTCAGAAATGGCGAAGATTTGAAGCTCGTCGCCAAAAAAAATCATGAGGAGTGGTGGTGAGACTTCGCGGCTTCTTCCGTTGTGGATGCGGGAAACTCCACTGCTTCGGCGGCCTGTGGCTCGGATCGACGTGCACGTGCGGAACCAGACTGTATTACTACGCGATTCGTCGCTGGGGCTGACATCAGGGTCTTGGTGACGGGGAGTCAGGAATGGCCTTCGCCGGATATTGTGGCGGAAGCTTTGGACAGTCTCCTCTGGTTAGCCAAAGGCTCAATGACTCTCGTCCAAGGGGCATGTAAACGGGGCGCCGACGCATATGCGGTGGCGTGGGGGAAACAAAAAATAAATGAAGGCTATTCAGTAGTAATCGAATCACATCCTGCGGACTGGAATGGTCCGAAAAAAAGAGGTGCTGGATTCGCTCGGAATGCCGAGATGGTAAAACTCGGAGCCGACTACTGTTTAGCCTTCATTTACAACAACTCTCATGGGTCTAGTCATGCTGAAAAACTGGCTAGGTCTTCAGGAATTCCGACGAAAACATGGAGAAATGTAGTGGGGAACAACGAAAACCACGTGCTTCTTGAAGACGCCAGGATAGTCTTCAGGAACTTCGCGGGTCGTGGGGATGTTTACAATCGAGAAGGTGATCGGAACTTCTCGGTAGTGCTGGACGACGATCTCGCCGGGAAAATGCGTCGTGACGGTTGGAACGTCAAGACGAAGCCTCCGCGTGAAGAGGGTGACGAGAACTTCAATCATCTCGCAGTCAAAGTTTTCTTCAAAGGTCGTCGACCTCCGACGATCTACATGATCACCTCTCGCGGACGAACGAAGCTCGATGAAGAGATGTGTGGTCTCCTCGACTACGCAGACATCAAGAAGGTCGACATGATTATTCGACCTTTCGATTGGAAGGTCAATGGTGACACCGGTCGCAAGGCATATCTTGTGTCCCTTTATGTCACGATCAATGAAGACCCCCTGGAATTGAAGTACGCCGATGTTCCCGAGGTGGATGAAGATCAGGAAATGGTCGATCTGTCGATGGATGATGTCATGTCCGATCTGTCGATGGATGAAGACTAAACTCTAAGTGAATACATAAAGAATCGGAGATTCAAACAACGCTGTTTGTCTGGACCCCGATCATACATGGAGGTTTATCATGACTGAGGTCCTCTGGATCTATCTCACGGCATTGGGTCTGTTCGCATACATCGGCGTTCTCGTCTATCAGGACGTCCAATTCACGCGTGAACACCTCGCCGAGATCCGTAAGAACAAGCAGTATTACTTGAACGCTCCGATTCGAACGGTGACAAAGCCGCCGCCGATTCGAGCTCGTATGAAGAAGTGTAGGGGGAAGCACGCACGCTGAGAGATCTTGTCTCAGCCTGATCAGGGTTCGGGGTGCGAGGGGCAAGGGATGCTTTCGGGTGTTCCTTGCCTTCTTTCCGTTTCGATCTGTAAGGGAGTTCAATCAGCATGAGTGATACGCCGATATTCGACCAACTTCTGCTCGAGTCCGTGACTGAAGGTAGGTACGGTCGTATTCTGATAGGTCCTCCGGAGCCGCACAACGTCTTCGGTCTTCCCATTCGAGTCCCACTTCATTCGACCGATGAAACGGCCATCATAGAGGCTGTGAAGGTCGAGGAAGATGAGCACGACGAAGAAGATAAGCAAACTCTTCCGTCTATCCTGAGCGGGATGGACGAAGCACTCCTCAGCGAAGCGGAGACCCCCGACGTTGTGGAGAAGCAGCATGTGTTTCCGATCAACCGACCGAAGATCTCGGTCATCAAGAACAGCGCAACCAAATCGTTCTCCTTCTTCGGCAGAGCGGCTTAACCCAACAGGAGTTGGCGATGGTAGTGAACCTCTATCCGCACCAGTTGGAAACCGTTGACAAACTAGACAACGGAAAGATTCTCTGGGGCGGAGTCGGGGCTGGAAAGTCGCTCACGGCAGCTGCCTATTATATGAAGAAGGAAGCGCCAAAGGACGTCTACGTCATCACTACCGCAAAGAAGCGGGATGCCCTCGACTGGGAGAAAGAATTCGTCAAATTCGGCGTGTATAAGAGTAAGGACGCGACCGTAGCGGGTGTCCTGCGAGTCGACTCGTGGAACAACATAGCGAAATACAAGAGTATCAGGAACGCTTTCTTCATCTTCGACGAGCAGCGTTTGGTCGGCAGCGGGGAATGGGTGAAGGCGTTCCTCTTCATCGCCAAGCACAACAATTGGATTCTTCTCAGTGCTACGCCGGGTGACACATGGTTGGATTACATCCCGGTGTTCATTGCGAATGGATTCTATCACAACAGAACAGAATTCAAGCGCGAACATGTGGTGTACAACACCTATAGTAAGTTCCCCAAGGTGGATAAGTACATCGGCGTCGGGAAGCTGATAAAGTATCGGAATCAGATTCTCGTACACATGCCTTACGAAAGTGTAGTAAGGAGGATCACCAAAGAAGTCCACGTCGAATACAACAGAGATCTGTTCGACAAAGTGTTGGAACAACGCTGGAATGTCTATGAAGACGCGCCGGTGAAGACCGTTCCAGAACTGTTCTACACAATGCGGAAAGTGGTGAACTCTGACCCAACACGTCTAGAAGCAATTCGAACCTTGTTGGCGAAACACCCCAGACTGATTGTTTTCTACAACTTCGATTATGAACTCAAACTACTCCGGACACTCAGTGATGAAATCAAACTTGCTGAGTGGAACGGACACAAACACGAAGAAGTTCCAGACACAGACCGGTGGCTGTACTTGGTGCAGTACGTTGCTGGTTCCGAAGGATGGAATTGTACAACGACGGACGCGATGGCGTTCTACTCCCTGACTTATTCGTACAAAAACTGGCATCAGGCTCACGGACGGACAGATCGCCTAAACACCCCATTCAAAGAGCTGTATTACTACGTCCTCTTGTCAAATTCGAAAATCGACAAAGTAGTGATGCGTTCATTGAAGGGAAAACGAAGCTTCAACGAGAGTCATTTTGTCCGTTCTCAGTCTTCCAAGACTGCAGTAGGAGTCTGAGTCAATCAGGTGAACGGAGTCTGAAAAGATACGTTTGCCCGTTCTCCACAAGATCGTTTGTGAAATATTTCACATTGCTTTCAAAAATCACAACGTTTTTGACAGAGACGATCTTGTGGAGAACTGCAGCTCACAGACTTGTCCCAGTCTGTTTGTCTGTTTTGTACACCTGGTTTTGTGAAAAGTGAAAAATTTCTTTGAAAACTCCCCAGGAATGTTGTTACTTAGTATCTAGATATTAAGTTGCAAAAAAATAAAAAGTTTTCGTCGAAATTTTTCAGATTTCACAACGGGAGTCGTTGTGTCCTAATTCGATCAGCGGCGTCCTTTCTGCACTAGTACGAGAGCCCACCTCGTACAAAGGAAAGAGAGAACGCATTCCATGCTCAGTGAGTGGCGTCCAATATCAGCCTTTCCAGGCTATTCCGTAAGCAGTGAGGGTTTCATCCGAAATGATGAATCCGATAAGCTTATGGCTATGATGGTGAACCAGACGGGGATTGTTCACGTTGGACTCACTAGGAATCGGATTCAGTACAAGAGAGCGGTTAGTGTTCTTGTGGCATCCGCTTTCGTCGAAAAGAAACTGCCAACTTTTGATTGTCCGATCAATCTCGACGGGGATCGATTCAACAATCGTGCGGCCAACTTGGTTTGGAGACCTCGTTGGTTCGCCACCAAGTACTTCCAGCAATTGAAGGAAGCACACTTCGATGACTACTACCCCATCGAAGAACTTAATACTCATGAGCAGTTTTACAATCCGTGGAATGCTGTAAAGAAATTTGGCTTGTTGCAAGTCGATGTTCTCTTGTCGATTTGCAACGGTACCGAAGTATGGCCAACCGAACAGAAGTTCACAAGATTGGATTGATCTACGCGCAGATATTAAGTCGTCTCAAAATCGTGGGATATGATAGAAGGGATAGAATAAGCTTTCAGTACTCGGTCGTGAAAGGAGTACATCCTTGCTGGAACGAGATTATCAAGCGAAGCTGATCAAAAAACTTCGCAACTTGTTTCCGGGATGTGTCATCCTCAAGAACGACACCGACTACCTTCAGGGGATCCCGGATATCTCCATCTTCTATGGAGAACGCTGGGCAATGCTCGAAGTCAAAGCGAGTGCGAGATCGCCTCTTCAACCGAATCAAGACTATTATGTCGAGATGTTGAACAGGATGTCGTTCGCCGCATTCATCTGCCCTTCGAACGAACAGGAAATACTTCGTGCTCTTCAACAGGCACTCGAACCTAGAAGGAACGCACGCCTTTCTCAGCGCCAGTAACTATCACTGGATCAACTACGAGGATGATAAGCTGGTTAGGGCGTTCCAAACGTCACAGGCGGCCCGTAGAGGCGTTGCTTTGCACAACCTGGCAAAGGAAGCCATTCGTCTCGGCGTGAGGCTTCCTGATACTCCTGCGACGATTAATCAGTACGTGAACGACGCCATCGGATTCAAGATGGTGCCCGAACAAGTACTGTTCTATTCTGACAACTGTTACGGCACTGCCGATACGATTAGTTTCTGGAGAGACAAACTTCGGATTCATGATTATAAAAGCGGAGTCGTAAAAGCATCCGAGAAACAGCTGGAAGTCTACGCAGCTCTGTTCTGTCTTGAGTACGGGTTCAAGCCGTATGAGATCGAGATGGAACTTCGCATCTACCAGAATGATGAGGTTCGAATCTATACGCCAGAAGATGAGTTCATTGTCTATATCATGGACAAGATAGTCACCTTCAGCAAACAGATCGATGAACTCAAGAAGGATTCCATCTAGTGGGAAGGCTTCGTTGTGGAGATTGACGCAGAAGACTACCTTGCCCACTACGGGATTCTTCGTAGGTCTGGTCGCTATCCTTGGGGTTCTGGTGAAGATCCCGAAACGCGTGCACGAACCTTCCTCGGAATGGTCAAGGATCTTCGAGACAAAGGCTTGAGTGAAACCGAAATCGCCAAAGCTTTCGACATGAACACCAGCGATCTTCGGAACACAAACACCATAGCGAATGAGCAGAAGAAACAAGCTGACATTCTCATGGCGCAACGACTGAAGAACAAAGGATATTCGAACGTCGCCATTGGCGAACGTATGGGTATCAATGAATCTTCAGTTCGAGCTCTTCTGAAGCCCGGTGAGATAGACAAAGCCAACGTCACGCAAGCGACTGCGAACATGCTCAAAGACGTTGTCGAAGAAAAGAAGTATGTCGATATCGGCTCTGGAGTTGAACGTCATCTCGGAGTCACATCGACTAAGCTCGGCAATGCCGTTGCCCGCCTTCAAGACGAAGGCTATACGGTGCACTACGTCAAGATCGAGCAGTTGGGAACGGGTAAATACACGACCGTCAAGGTCTTGGCCGCTCCTGATACCCCGTATCAGGAAGTGTACGCGAATCGGGACAAGATCCAACAGGTTCGAACGTACTCCCAAGATGGTGGTCGCACCTACGATCGAATTCTTCCTCCGATGTCGATCGACTCTAAAAGAGTCGCTGTTCGATACGCAGAACAGGGTGGTTCCAAAGCAGACGGAGTCATTTATGTTCGTCCTGGAGTGAAGGATGTCTCTCTGGGTAATGCTCGATACGCCCAGGTTCGTATTGCGGTTGACGGAACCCACTACCTCAAAGGTATGGCCGTCTACAAAGAGGACCTGCCTCCTGGCGTCGATTTGATGTTCAACACGAACAAAAGCTCGACGGGTAACAAACTCGACGCAATGAAGCCAATGAAGGACGATGCCGAAAATCCGTTTGGCGCGACCATCGATCATCAGATCGGAGAACGTGACTCGAAGGGTAAGCAGCGTCTCACCTCCGTGATGAACATCGTCAACGAAGAGGGCGATTGGGAAGAGTGGTCGAAAACTCTTTCTTCTCAGATGCTGTCGAAGCAGAGTAATGCATTGGCCAAAAAGCAGCTTGGGACAGCGTACGACAACAAGAAAGATGAGCTCGACGATATTCTTTCTGTGGAAAACAACACAGTGAAGCGTCGTCTTCTCATGGCATACGCTGATTCTGCTGATTCATCGGCAGTCCACCTCAAGGCTGCAGCTCTCCCGCGTCAAGCTTCCCATGTGATACTTCCAGTAGAATCGTTGAAGGATACGGAGATCTACGCTCCGAACTTCAACAACGGTGAGCGAGTTGTCCTGGTTCGCTTTCCTCATGGAAGTATCTCTGAGATTCCGGAATTGACGGTAAACAACCGCAACCCAGAAGCTAAGAAACTTCTCGGTACGAATCCGAAAGATGCAGTCGGTATCAATAGCCGAGTTGCAGCTCGGATGTCTGGGGCTGACTTCGACGGAGACACCGTTCTCGTCATTCCCAACAATAATAAAGCGGTAAAAACCGAACCCACACTTGAGGGTCTGAAGAACTTCGATCCTCAGATGTACAAACTTCCGGATGATAGCCCGATTCCTAGAATGGACTCTAGGACGAAGGGTATCGAGATGGGGAAGATCTCCAACCTCATCACCGATATGACGCTTCAGGGAGCACCACGCGACGAAATTGCCAGAGCAATTCGTCATTCGATGGTGGTCATCGACGCCGAAAAGCACAATCTGAACTACAAGCAGTCGGCGATCGACAACGGCATTCCGGCCTTGAATCTGAAGTATCAGGGAAAGCGAGGTGGTGGCGCAGCCACTCTTATTTCTCGAGGTAATTCCGACATTCGTGTTCCTGCTCGTAGAACCCGTATCGATCCAGTAACGGGTGCGAAGGTTCATGACTACACTGGTGAAACATACATCAAAAGGACTGTGAACAGTCGAACTGGTGTGGTTACAGAAAAGGAGTTGCCTAAGCTTCAAAGGGAGAAGTCGAAGAAGCTGGCTGAAACCGACGACGCTCGAACACTCATTTCCGACGCCAAAACACCGATCGAATTCACTTATGCTGATTATTCGAATCGGATGAAGGAGTTGGCAAATCGAGCACGTCGGGAGATGCTGGCAACTAAACCTCATCCCTACTCTCCCGAAGCTCGGGTCAAGTACGCGAATGAAGTTGAATCTCTGGAAGCCGCTCTGAATCTCGCTCTGAGGAACAGTCCATTGGAGCGGCAAGCGCAAATCATCGGCAACGCTGTATACGAGCAGAAGAAGGCGGCCAATCCAGATCTGGACAAGGCTGAACTCAAGAAGCTCCGTGCCAGAGAATTGATGAAGGCGCGTAATCAAACGGGAGCCAAAAAGCAAGACATCAAAATCACCCCCACTCAATGGGAAGCAATTCAAGCCGGTGCTTTAACCGCCCACAAACTTACCCAGATCCTTGAACACGCCGACCTCGACGAAGTCAAGAAATTGGCCACGCCTAAGTCTCGTGCCGTCATGGATAGCGGTAGGAAGTCCCGAGCAATCAGCATGCTTCGGAATGGCTACACTCAAGCAGAAGTCGCCGGTATGATGGGCGTCTCTGTTACTACACTGAAGCGCAACATCGCAGCAGGTGATGAGTGATGGATGAACACATGCTGACAACAAGAGACAATCCATTCGATCCAACCACACAGTTCGATGAATGGCATGTTTGGGACCAGGCAGCTGGCTACAATACGTTGGCTTATCTGGCCCGTGTTGTCGTTACTTCCGATGAACTACCAGCTTCGGTGCAGACCCAGGCCATCGAAGATGCGATCGATTCAATCATCGCTGAGAACGCGGGCCTCTACACCAAAGTCAAGGTGTCTTACACATTGTAGTGATGGCATCTGCAGTATGGTAGCAACAGTTATGAAGCCGCCCTACCCCTACACCCTGCCACCAGGGCTATAGGTCATAGGGCGAACGGTCGTATAGGCGATCGTTGTTGATTTTCGAATTCATTACAAATTCGATTTTCAACGTTTCATAACTGTTGCTACATGTACTGTTTTTCTTTCATAACAAAATGACTTTGCTCAGTCCATGGGTCCTCCAGGAGTTCCAACATAGGGGGAGGGGTCTCGAAAATATAGACCCCCCTACGCATCGCCTGGCCACCAAAAATACCCCCGGAGGGACTTTTTGGGCAAAGTTTCTGATCTTCCCCGCCCCTAAACCCCACCCCATCTGGTTCAAACTCACTGAAAGGAGTTGTAAAGTTGCCTCGAAAGTCTGAGGGGGACCGTCCCAGACAGTACCGACCGGCTACAACTCCCGAAGGTCGCGAGAGTCAGCTGATTTCACAAGCGTACGACCTTGTAGAGAAGCGAATAAGGAACGGAACAGCCACCTCGCAAGAAGTTACTCACTTCCTTAAACTCGGTTCCACTCGAGAGAAGCTTGAGCAAGAACGTCTTCGCCACGAAAACGAACTTACTGCCGTTAAAATTGCAGCCATAGCTAGTCAAGAAAGTCGGGAGGAAATTTACCGTGACGCGCTCAATGCGATGCGCGGTTACCAAGGGCGCGAGCCTCTAGAAATTGAAAACACCTACGATGATTAGGTCGTACACCGAACTTCGTAGGCTCGACAACATAGAAGATCGATTCAAGTACCTCGCTCTCTACGGTTCGGTTGGTCTATCGACTTTTGGGTTCGATCGGTATTTGAATCAAGCCTTCTATTCGTCTCCTCAGTGGAAACGAATTCGTAATCACATCATCTCGCGAGACAACGGATGTGATCTGGGCGTCGACGGTTATGAAATTTATGATCGTGTCTACATACACCACATGAATCCAATGACCGTCGACGATCTAGTCAATGGAAATCCAAGTGTACTCGATCCAGAGTACTTGATCTCCGTGACGATGCAAACACACAACGCAATTCACTACGGCAACAAGCGACTACTTCCCCAGCCTCTTGTTGAACGTAGACCAGGCGATACAAAATTGTGGTAATGAAAGGTTAGACCTTGACTACGATTAATTATGACCAGCCGATCGAGGATCTGGTCAATGCATTGAGTGCAACTGGACATGTCACTCATCAGTCTTTTAAGAAGACTTCTGTCACTTTCCATCACAATGGTGGGGTGGCTAATACACATGGTGACGTTCTCAATACTTGGCGAACTCGTGAAGCATCTGCGCATTTCGATGTTGATGTTCATGGTGCAATCGCTCAGTATGTCGACGTTCACGAGTATGCTTGGGCAACCGGCAACACCGATGGAAACGAAGAGAGTATCAGCATCGAGATGGCCGATGCGAATCCTTCTTGGGAGATCGCTGAAGCCACATGGAAGTCCGCGGCTCGTCTCGCCGCATGGCTTTTCGTTCATGTGATCGGTGAGCGTCCGAGTGCTGACAATATCTTCCCCCATCAGCACTGGGTTTCCACGGACTGTCCTGGTCCTTGGGTGATGAGTCATTTCTCGCAGATCGTCGAAGAAGTTCAGGTTCAGTATAACAATCTTCTCGCTCCTCCCGGACCTTCCACTCCTTCTTCGCCGCCTCCTCCGCCTCCGCAGCGACCCACTGTTGGCAATGCCCCTCCGATTCAGCTTCACATCATTCAGATGTGTGCTCATGAGGACCCGGCCAAGCCCCAGGGCAAGACCACGAATTCCGAGCAGGTCATTTGGGTTCAGAAGGCTCTGGTTCTTGAGGGTCTTCTGTCCAATACCGATCCTCGTTGGGGTCGAGGTGCTTTCGGAACCATGACCGTGGCTGCATACGCTGGTTGGCAGCGTCGGCTCGGATATGGCGGTTCGGATGCCGATGGTATTCCAGGTATGACTTCGCTCTCCAAGCTCGGTGCCAAGTGGGGTTTTCGAGTCGTCAACTAGTTCATTCGAAAGGAGGCATCCCACGTGGCTAATAGTATCCTCGACGATATCAAGAAGGCTATTGGACTAGCTCCAACTTATACCGCATTCGACGATACTGTGATTCTTCACATAAACACAGTATTTTCGATTCTCAACGGTCTTGGTGTCGGCCCAACAAGTGGGTTTTCGATCGGAGACAACACCGTCACGTGGGATGCCTACGGCGATGTTGCTGGCGATCGAAACATGAATCTAGTCAAAACTTATATGGCGAATCGGGTTCGGATGTTGTTTGATCCTCCAGCAACATCATTTGCCATTGAAGCAACAGAACGTGTTATACAAGAACTAGAAGTTCGCATCAGCATAAAGAGGGAGGATCAATCGTGGACCGACCCGAATCCCCAGACTACACCGCCATCGGGTCTATGTTGGTGGGAAACATTATAGCTCATCACGGCGTTAAGGGAATGAAGTGGGGCGTTCGAAAGAGCGGTTCTTCCGATTCCTCTTCACATGTTTCTGAGGATCACGCTCGTGTTGAGCAGCATAAGGCTGTTATCAAGCAGCACGGGCTCAAGGCGCTTTCGAACAATCATCTTCAGGAAGTCAACACCAGAATGAATCTCGAGCAGCAGTATCGGGATCTCAATTCGAAGAAGCCAAACAAGTTCGACACCGGTCACAAGCATATCAAGAAGATTCTTTCTACGGGTAAGACTCTGAACGACATTCACAATACGCTGAATGGACCGGTAGGTAAGGCAGTGAAGACAGCATACAAGGCTAAGAAGGCAGCCGAAGGATAAGATAGGAGCATATGCGATGTCTCTATCGAATACGGCTGTTCCTATCTATTACGGACAGTTCCGTGAGGCCGTCCTTCGAGGTGAGATTCCTGTAAACAGAGAAATCTCATTGGAGATGAACCGCATTGATGCGCTTATCGCTAATCCAAACATTTATTATGATGATAAGGCTGTCGAAGGTTTCATCCTCTATTGTGAGAATGAACTCACGCTGACCGACGGCAGCGATCTCCATTTGTTGTTTTCGTTCAAGCTTTGGGCTGAACAGATTTTCGGTTGGTATTACTTCGTCGAACGAAGCGTCTACGAACCGAACTCTGATGGTCATGGTGGTCGATATGTAAATAAGACCGTAAGAAAACGCTTGACGATGAAACAGTATTTAATTGTCGCTCGTGGTGCTGCTAAGTCGATGTATGGAAGTTGCATTCAAAGTTATTTCTTGAATGTTGACACTGCTACAACACATCAAATAACCACCGCGCCGACAATGAAACAGGCCGATGAAGTTATGTCTCCTTTTCGTACAGCTATTACGAGAAGCAGAGGGCCACTTTTCAAGTTCCTCACTGAAGGATCCCTTCAGAATACAACTGGATCGAGAGCCAATCGTGTTAAGTTGGCATCTACGAAGAAGGGTATCGAGAACTTCCTCACGGGTTCCCTTCTTGAAATACGTCCGATGGCGATTAATAAACTTCAGGGTCTTCGGCCTAAGATCAGTACGATTGATGAATGGTTGTCTGGTGACCTCCGCGAAGATGTCGTCGGAGCAATCGAGCAAGGTGCTTCGAAGCTGGATGATTATCTCATCGTCGCAATCAGCTCCGAAGGAACTGTGAGGAACGGTAGTGGAGACACTATCAAGATGGAGCTAGCGGAGATTTTGAAGGGTGAGTATCTCGCTCCACATATCTCCATTTGGCACTACAAACTCGATGAACTCGAAGAAGTCGCCGATCCTTCAATGTGGCTTAAGGCGAATCCAAACCTTGGAAAAACGGTCACATACGAAACGTATCAGCTGGATGTCGAACGTGCGGAGAAAGCTCCGGCGACAAGAAACGACATCCTGGCGAAGCGATTCGGAATTCCTATGGAAGGTTATACATACTTCTTCACCTATGAAGAAACAATACCACATAGGAAACGTGAATTCTGGAGAATGCCTTGCGCATTGGGTGCTGACCTCTCCCAAGGAGACGACTTTTGTGCATTCACGTTCTTGTTCCCCTTGCGAGAAGGTTTTGGTATAAAGACCAGAAGTTACATCACTTCTTTGACATTGATGAAACTTCCTGGTGCTATGCGCCAAAAGTACGATGAATTCATTCGAGAGGGAAGTCTTCATGTTCTTGAAGGCACCGTTCTCGATATGATGGAAGTCTATGATGATCTAGATGCGTTCATACAAGAATCGGAATACGACGTACGTGCTCTGGGATTCGACCCGTACAACGCGAAAGAATTTGTTACTCGGTGGGAAGCTGAGAACGGCCCCTTTGGGATCGAAAAGGTTATACAGGGTGCAAAGTCGGAGTCCGTACCGCTGGGGGAACTCAAGAACCTGAGTGCAGAAAGATTGTTGGTCTTCGATCAAGCATTGATGATGTTCGCTATGGGCAATGCCATTACCATGGAGGACACCAATGGCAACCGTAAGCTTCTAAAGAAGCGGATGGATGCCAAGATCGACAATGTTGCGGCAATGATGGACGCTTACATAGCATACAAAGCTAATAAGGATGCTTTCGAATAGTCTTGGAAGGAGGTGACGCATGGGTTGGCGCTCAAAGCTTAAGCATGCGTGGAATGCATTCGCAAACTGGGATGAGAACTACCAGCAAGTTCAATCGTATGCTGGTGGATCAACTTTCGGTCTTCGACCCGATCGTGTTCGACTTAATTTCGCCAATGAGCGATCGATCATTTCATCGATTCTCACACGAATGGCGGTCGACGTTTCCGCAGTGCAACTAACACATATCAGGAACGATGAAAATGGACAGTATCTTTCAGACATTCAAAGCGGTTTGAATAATTGTCTCACTGTTCAGGCTAACACGGATCAGTTCGCGCAACAGTTCCGCGAAGACGTTGTAATGACTTTGTTCGATAAAGGTGTTGCTGCGATTGTACCAGTGGACACCACGAGCACACCTATCGATTCAAATGCTTACGATGTCTTGACATTGCGTGTGGCTGAAGTTGTCGCATGGTATCCAGATTCAGTTCGAGTAAATCTTTACAATGAACAAAAAGGATATCGACAACAGATCACGCTGCCGAAGAGCTTGGTAGCGATCGTCGAGAATCCTTTCTATCAGATCATGAACGAACCCAGTTCAACTCTTCAGAGACTCATTCGAAAGTTGAACATGCTCGACCAGATCGATGAGCAATCTAGTTCTGGAAAACTTGATCTGATCATTCAGCTTCCGTATGTGATCAAGTCCGAAGCTCGACGTCAGCAGGCGGAACAGCGACGGAAGGACATTGAATTCCAGCTCAAGGGAAGTCAGTATGGCATTGCTTATACTGATGGAACTGAGAAGATCACCCAGCTGAATCGACCCGCTACGAACAATCTGATGGATCAGATTACTTATCTGACTGAATTGCTTTACAGTCAGTTGGGTATTACTGATACCATCATGAACGGTACGGCAAGTGAATCGACGATGAACAATTACTTTCATCGAACGATTGAGCCGGTACTCATGGCGATCGTCGAAGCCATGCGTGGAACTTTCCTTAGCAAGACTGCTCGCTCGCAAGGTCAATCGATAACGTACTTTCGTAATCCGTTTGCGCTTGTTCCTATGGCCGACATGGCGAAGATCGCTGACATGTTCTCTCGTAATGAGATCGCAACTGCGAATGACATTCGTACTGCAATCGGTTGGAAGCCCTCTAAGGATCCGAAGGCCGATAAACTCATTAACAGCAACATGCCGACTCCTGCGCCATTGGACCCAGCACCAAGACCACCGGGCCCACCTAGCGATCGACGAATTCCAGGCACCTATCCGAGACCCGCGATCTCTCCTCCAGCCCGACCTGCAATTGCTCTTCCCCCTAAGCCGCCACCTCGAGCTCTACCTCCGGCACGAAAGACGGTTGCTCCATTGTCCATGTCCAATCTCCATCCGCAACTAAAACGACAACTAACAAGGACTGGAGGAAACAGTCAAAATGGAACCTGATTTCAGTGGCTGGGCCACCAAGGCCAACCTCAAGTGCTCCGATGGCCGAACCATTACGTCCGAAGCGTTCAAGCACATGGACGGTGCAAGGGTTCCTTTGGTCTGGCAGCACGTGCACAATGACCCGTCCAACATTCTCGGTTATGGCATTCTGAAGCACAATGATGAAGGTGTTCGTATCGACGGATACTTCAATAACACTTCGAAGGCCAAGGAAGCCAAGGAGCTCGTCAAGCACGGCGACATCAGGCATCTCTCGATCTATGCAAACGATCTGGTCGAGAAGAACAAGGTCGTCATGCATGGTAATATCCGCGAGACCAGTCTCGTGCTTGCCGGAGCAAATAAGGGTGCGGTTATCGATCGCGTCAATATCCGCCACTCCGATGGATCGGTTGAAGAACTCGATGATGAGGTCATCATCTTCACTGGTCTGGAACTGTCTCTTGCTCACGCTGAAGACGGCGATGGTGATGGAGGAACTGACAACAAGGGTGATGATGCCCCCGGCGATGCAACTGAGCAGTCGCTTGCGGACATCTGGGAGTCATTGACTCCTGAGCAGCAGCTTCTCGTTAACTATGCCGTTGGCGAAGCATACGAGAACGGAAAGAATGAAAACGCCGGTTCGGAAATCGATGCCGCACATTCTGACGACAACAAGACTACCGATTCCGGCGAGGGAGACCTCAGCCATCAGGAAGGAGACACCCAAGTGACTCGAAACGTGTTCGACCGTACCGGTAAGAGCAAGGAAGTTACCACCACTGCCTCTGGTGGTGAGCTGAAGCATGCGGAAGATCTTCCGCCGGAGTTCAAGAAGGACATGTTCGCGGCTGCTCTGAAGATCGGTTCGCTGAAGCAGGCTTTCGAGGACACTTGCATTCGTCATGGGATCACCCCAATGGATGTTCTGTTCCCGGAGTTCAAGGCTCTGGAGAGCACTCCGCAGTTCAACAGCCGCCGGATGGAATGGGTGACTCCCTTCCTGAACCAGCTGTCTCACAGCCCGTTCTCTCGGGTGAAGTCGATTGTTGCCGACATCACCATGGATGAGGCCCGTGCTCGTGGTTATGTCAAGGGCAACATCAAGCGGGAGGAGTGGTTCACCGTCAGCAAGCGATACACCACCCCGACCACGGTTTACAAGAAGCAGCAGTTCGACCGTGACGACATGCTCGACATCACCGATTTCGACATGATCGCCTGGGTCAAGGCCGAGATGGACATGATGCTTCGTGAGGAGATCGCTCGAGCGATCCTCGTCGGAGACGGTCGCGATGTTGCTGACGTCGACAAGATCAAGGATCCGGGTGCCGCCAACAGCGGCGAGGGTCTTCGTGCCATCGTGAACGAGCACGAGCTCTACAAGACCGATGTCAATGTCAACCTGACTTCCACGCCCAACTGGGAGCTCGTCGTTGACAGCGTTCTCGGCGCGATGCGGTATTACAAGGGGTCGGGTATGCCGACCTTCTACACCACGTACAGCACCATGACCAACATGCTTCTGATCAAGGACGGCTTCCAGCGTCGGCTTTACCCGACCAAGGCTGATCTGGCTTCGGCCATGGGTGTTGCCGACATCGTTCCGGTCGAGGCGATGGAGAGCGGTCCGGCCAACCTGATCGGCGTCATTGTCAACCCCGGCGACTACAATGTCGGTGCTGACCGTGGTGGCGAAGTCACGCTGTTCGACTTCTTCGACATCGACTACAACCAGTACAAGTATCTGACTGAGACTCGCATTTCCGGCGCTCTCACGAAGGTCAAGTCTGCACTGGCAATCTGGCAGGTTCCGTCCACCGACACGGCTGTCACTCCGGTCGCTCCGACCTTCAACACCAGCACTGGCGTTGTGACCATTCCGTCCGAGACGGGTATCGTCTACAAGGACGGCAACGGTAACACGCTGACCGCTGGCGCTCAGACTGCGATTGACCCTGACACCAGCATCACGATCGTTGCGACTCCTGCTTCCGGTTACTACTTCCCGATTTCTGCCACCCAGACGTCGTTCTGGATGTTCTCGCGTCCGAACCCGGATGGTGAGCACTCCAACCCGTAGTGAGTTGATATGGCATCGACAAGATTCTACGGAAACGTCGGTTACGGTCAGTCTGTGGAGTCGGCGCCGGGCGTATGGAAAGATGTTATAACTGAAGTTTCTTATTACGGTGACGTCATTAGGAACAGTCGTCAGTTGCGGGAAGGATCGTTGGTTAACGACGATATTACCGTAGGTAACTCTATATCCATTGTTGCAGATGCTTATGCCAATGAAAACTTTATGAACATTCGCTACGTCAAGTGGATGGGGAGTTTGTGGACTGTGACTTCGGTTGATGTTCTTCAGACTCCCCGTCTTGTCTTGACATTGGGAGGTGTTTACAATGGGCCGAAGGCTTGATTTGCAAACACTTCTTCAAGAAGTTCTTGGCACAGAGAATGTTTATTTTCAACCCCCAGACAACCTGCAGATGCAATACCCATGTATCGTCTATCAACGTTACATGGCAAAAACTGAATTTGCCGACAACAATCCGTACAACGTTGTAGATCGATATCAGGTGACTGTGATTGATCCCGATCCTGATAGCGCAATTCCAAGCAGAGTTTCTGCTTTGCCAATGTGTATCAAAAATAGATTCTTCGTGGTGAATAATTTGAACCACGACGTATTCAGTTTGTATTTCTGAGGAGTACAATGACTAAGCTCGTTTGGGATGCTCCTGGTACTCGTCGATATGAGACGGGTGTCGATCACGGCGTTCTTTACATTCCCAACTCTGCTGGTGTATACGATCACGGTTACGCCTGGAACGGCCTCACCAAGGTCACTGAGAAGCCGACCGGCGCTACTGCGAACGCGACTTATGCTGACAACACCAAGTACCTGAATCTGATTTCGCTCGAGCAGTTCGAGTGTGACATCGCGGCGTATACTTATCCTGATGAGTTCGCCCAGTGCGATGGTACTCAGGAGCCGGAGCCTGGCGTCGCTGTGGGCCAGCAGCCTCGAAAGCCTTTCGGCCTTTCCTATCGAACGATGATCGGTACTGACACGGAGAGCCCGGATACGCACTACAAGCTTCATCTCGTTTATGGTGCTCTCGCTGCTCCTTCTCAGAAGGACTTCGCAACCATCAACGACAACCCTTCTGCGATCGAATTCAGTTGGTCTGTGACTACCACGCCGGTTGTCGTGACGGGTTACAAGCCCACTGCCACACTGACAATCGACTCTTCTAAGGTCAGCTCGAGCGCATTGGTTACCCTCGAGAATTTCCTTTACGGAACTTCTGGGACCGATCCGTCTCTTCCGACTCCAGATGCCGTTCTCGCAATCTTTGCTGGAACCGTTACGGTGGCCACACCTACTGCACCGACTTACGACTCTGGTACGCACACCATCACGATCCCGACCATCACCGGTATCACTTACTACATCGATGATGAGCCGGTCACCGGTTCTGTTGTCATCGCCACTGACACTATCGTTACGGCGGAGCCGAACCAGGGATACAAGTTCCCGCCGGTCACCGACAACGACTGGATGTTCACTTACTAAGATCGAAAGGAGGCCAGAGAGTGCTTGTCATAAAAGTTCCAATGTCTGAAGCTTTCAACGAAGAGACAAACGAATTCGTCGAGACAGAGTTCGTTATGCTCGAACTCGAGCACTCTCTGGTTTCCTTGTCAAAATGGGAGTCCTTCTTTCAGAAGCCGTTCTTGAGTTCTGAAGAGAAAACTGCCGAAGAATTACTCTGGTACATCTCTGCGATGATTTGTACTCAGAACGTTCCTTCTGAAGTCCTCAAAAAGCTGACAAAGAAGAACGTCGACGAAATAAACACCTACATCGGTTCGAAGATGACGGCCACTTGGTTCAATGAACGCGATCAAGGTCGTTCCTCTGAAATCATTACGGCGGAGATTATCTATTATTGGATGATCTCTCTGAACGTTCCATTTGAATGTCAGTATTGGCATTTGAATCGGCTACTAACACTCATCAAGGTTTGTAGTCAAAAGAACGCACCAAAGAAGGAACTTACTCGAGCGGAGTTGGCCGCTAGAAATCGAGAACTCAATGCTCGAAGGAAAGCGGAATTGAGAACTTCTGGCTGAAGGAGGGTTGGGATTGACAAGATTGGTTTGGGACTCTGTCGGTAATCGATTCTATGAGGGTGGGGTTGATCGAGGCGTTCTCTTTGTCGATACCCTGCCAGGAGTTCCTTGGAATGGTTTGACTTCGGTAACTGAAAACTCATCGGGCGGTACTGCAAAGGGTTACTACATCGACGGGGAAAAGTATTTGAATCTCATCTCTAAAGAAGAGTTTCAAGCTACACTTACGGCATTTACTTATCCCGACGAGTTTGAAGCATGTAATGGTGTCGAATCAGTTCGGCCGGGTTTGTTCCTGACGAAGCAGAAGCGTCAGACATTTAGTCTGAGCTACAGGACGATGATCGGGAATGATCAAACGGATAGCTATGCTTATAAAATACATCTGATTTATAATGCAGTTGCATCTCCGTCGAATCGTTC